GACCTCTACGTCCAGAGACATCAACGAAGAGAAGAAGCAAAGAATTGGGCCGCTGCTAAAGATGCTAGCTGAAAATGGACATCATACGCCTTTTGAAAAGTCGTCGCTCCACTTCTTAGTCACTACTGACGTAGCTAGTCATATTCACTTATTGAAACACAGAATTGGCGTTTCGATCAACGGCGAGTCCGCCAGATACAAAGAGATGAAAGAGGATAACTTCTGCGTACCTTCTGATTGGCCTGAACACTGGAAAGAGATTCTTGAGAACTATACCAATAATGGTCTTAGACTCTATCATAACTGCTTAGAAGATTTGGTTAAAAATCATGGCTTTGATCGTAAGCGCGCAAAGGAGTCTGCGAGATTCTTTAGAACTTACAATACGCAAGTTACTGCTGATGTAATGTTTAACTGGAGATCGTTCTATCATTTCCTCAACCTTCGCAATAAGCCAGACGCTCAAAAAGAAATCCGAGACATTGCTTCGGAAATGCTTTCTTTGATAAAAGCTAATGGCAACTTCCCTTTGACGATAGAAGCTTTTGGTCTTTAAGGTGTAAATATCCTATGTGCCGTCTGAACTAATCAGTCTATTAGGTGGGTCTGTCGTCGGATTCATTTTTCGCTTTATGGCTGCAAAAGCCGAAGAGCAAAAGCTGCGCTTTGATCGAATGATGAAAGCGATAGACAAAGCCGATGAATCTGCCGACAAAGCCGCGAAAAGAGACGGTGACGTAGGAAAGATGGTTAGACAGTTTATTGTCGTTTCTGTCATATTTTCCATCGTTATCTCTCCTTTTGTTATGGCTCTTTTAGGTATTCCTACTTATCTTCAAGTAGATTATCAAGACGGAACCGATATCTTAGGCTTCGTTACAGAGAAGACTAAGACCGCTTTCGTTGAGATTTCAGGCAATTTGATCACGACTGAGATCCGCCAATGCTTAATTGCGATTACAGGCTTTTACTTCGGTTCTGCCGCTGCTTCAAATAAATCTTAAAAAGTATTGACAGGAAGCAGAAATTAGTTTCTTCTGTTCGCATGGAAGAGCCATTTCAACTAGAGATTCAGTCTCCAGAGATCGTCAAGGTTCGCAAGCCTAGAAAACCAAGGAAACCTCGCGCAGAAAGAGCGCCGCGCAAACCAAGAGTTAAAAAGCCAAAGCCAGCTAAGAAAGTATCCCGTCGCGTTATTGTTGCCAGATTTGTCAATATACCAAAACGAACTACCGCTGAGTTTTGGAAGAAAGAGCTTACTATTCTCAGGCAGATTGAACAAAGATATGGTTTTAAATTCTTATCGGAATATGTTCCAGTTAAGAAGGTTGAAACTCTTGCTTTTTATTATGCCGATTGGAAGGCCGCAGAACTTGAAATTAAACGCAACGAGTTTTACTATCAGCCGCAGCCAACCCAAGAAATCGTCTTGACAGACAAGGCTGGAGAAGATTTTAACATTAAACCTAAACCAACACTAAAGGAATTTTTATCATGAGCAAGAAAGAAAAAGTAAAAGAAGAAAAACCAGAAGGCAACGTTTCATCAAACTCTGTTTTGAAATCGTTTTTGAACAACAAAAAAGAAGACCACTACAACTTTGAAGAAACCTTCAATTATCGCGTTTCTACTGGTTCTCTTAACCTCGATATGCAGACTAGCGGCGGCATTGGACCCGGTTTGCACAGATTCGTAGGTTTCACAGAAGGCGGCAAAACATCTGCTGCGCTTGAAGTTATGCGTAACTTTTTGTTGACCGTACCAAACTCAAAAGGATTTTTTATCAAAGCGGAAGGTCGCCTTTCCGATGAGATGCAAAAACGCTCTGGCGTTAAGTTTGTTTTCGACGCCGAATCTTGGGACGTTGGAACCTGTTTTGTATTTGAGTGCAATATCTACGAAACTGCCGTTGACGCAATGCGCCAGTTAGTTCAATTCAATGAGGACAAGGCCAAGTATATGTTTGTCCTTGATTCTGTGGATGGCCTTATTTCTAAGGGAGACTTAGACAAGAACTTTGAAGACTCCAAGAAAGTTGCTGGCGGCGCAGTAATCGCGGCTGACTTCATGAAGCGTATGTCTATCGGCCTGACTAAACGTGGGCATATGGCTATTTTTATTTCTCAGGTCAGAAGCGATATTCAACTTGACCCATACAGCAAAGCCCCAATTCGTCAAACGTCCGCTACTGGCGGCAATGCTTTACTGCACTTCGCCAATTTTATCTTTGAGTTTGAACCTCGTTTTGAAGGGGACGTTATCCTTAAAGACCCATCAATCAAGAAATCAGACCCAGTGAAAAATCCTATTATTGGGCATTACTGCAAAATCTACATCAAGAAGAGTCCAAACGAAAAGAGCAAGAACCGCATTACTTATCCAATCAAGTATGGACGCACTAATGGACGTTCTGTTTGGCTGGAAAAAGAAATCGTAGATATGCTCTTAACTTGGGAAATGGTAGAACGCTCTGGGGCTTGGTACTATATCTCCGAAGACTTGAAGGAAATCTGCGCATCCAACAAGGTTGAGATTCCAGAAAAGTTCCAAGGCGAAAATGCTCTATTCTCATTTATCGAAGGTAACGAAAAGTTAACGAAAATTCTTCACAAGCATTTTGTGAATATGATTTCGAGCGATCCTTCAAATGAAATTCAAGACGCTTAATGGCAAAGAAAAATTAATTAAAAATGCCAAAAACTTCTTAATTAATTGGGACGCCAAATCCAGAAGCAAAGTCCAATGGAGGGTAAAACAGTTTTTATCCTCTTATTGGAAACACGACATAGTCTTTGAAGAGCTTCGCGTTGCTGGCACGCGCTTATCTTTGGACTTCTACAACGCTAACAAAAAAATCGCGGTAGAGGTTCAAGGCAAGCAGCACCAGCAGTTCAATAAGTTTTTTCACAACAATAATCGCCTTAACTGGCTCGCGCAGTTAAAGAGAGACGATTTAAAGATGAAGTTTTGCTTGACAAATGGAATTGTGCTCGTAGAGATTTACGAAGACGAGGAAATCAATTACGAGATTTTCTCAAAACAAGGAGTAGAACTATGAAGAAATCCAAAGACAAAAAAGATAACGAAAACAAAGAATTCAAATTTCCAGTCGAAATGGTAGCCCAAATCTACGAAATGTCTGGAGGCGCGGATTCTTACAAGGGCGTTGTCTTGTGCATCTGCTCTGAAAATGGCACTCCTCAAATTTATACTCGCTTTGATTCAGTTTTAACATCATTAGGTCTTAAGAAAGCTATCGAAGAATGGCTTTCCGAAAACTCCACCGAAATTTCAGACGATAACGAATAATGCTTTATTCACTAGAAGTAGAACAACAGTTCCTCGCGGGATTAATCCAGCATCCAGATACTTACGCAGAAGTCTGCGACTTTGTATCTGAGTCTGATTTTTATTCCGAGTCAACTGTCGTACACAAAACTATTTATCATATCATCCGTAAGTGCCTAGAAGCTAACGAGAAGATAGATGAAGTTATTATAGCTCAAAGAATTAAGGAGATCGGCGTTTCCTTTCAAGACAATATCAATACATTTGATTACTGTCGTTCTTTAGCCATCAGAAAAACAAATCCGACAACTGCAATCGCTGCGGCAAAAGAGATTAAGAAATACTCTATTCGCCGTACAATTCATAAGTCTGCTTTAGATGTAGCCGACAAGATGAAAAGGATGGCTCCAGACGCCTCTTACCAAAAGATCATTGAAGAAGCTGACTCTTCTTTTAATAAAACAATTAATTTATATGAGAATAATGACGAAAAGCCTGTTAACATTTTTGAAGAAATGGAGTCAATCATTGAAGAGCGCGGTAATAACCCTATTACTGAATTTGGTCTTATGGGTCCATTCCCGACAGTTAATAAGATTTATGGTTCCCTTTTAAGACCCGGTAATATCTCTGTCATCGTCGCTCGCTCTGGCGTTGGTAAAACTCTTCTTTCTTTAAATTTCTGCACAAAGGTTTCTGCTCAATACGATGTTCCAGTTCTCCATTTTGATAATGGCGAAATGAGCAAAGAAGAAGTTATCATGCGTCAATGCGCGGCCTTGAGTCATGTTCCTGTCCATCTTCTTGAAAGCGGTCTTTGGCGCAAAGCTGGGCCTGATATTGTTGATCGCGTTCGTTTGACTTGGAACAAGGTAAAGAACCTCAAGTTCTATTACTATAATGTTGGCGGTATGACGACAGATCAGATGGTCAATACTCTCAAGAGATTCTATTACTCAAAGATTGGTCGCGGCAACAAGATGATTTTCAGCTTCGATTACATCAAACCTTCTGCTGATTCAGATAAAGATAAATCAGAGTGGCAGGTTATTGGTAATATGCTTGATAAGTTTAAGAAAACAATTCAGCGCGATTTGGTTCAAGATCACAAACCTTTAGTCGCTATGTTTACCTCTGTTCAGTCTAACAGAAGCGGCGTAACTACAAATCGTAACTCTAGCGACATTAACGATGATGAAAGTATCGTATCTATGTCTGACCGCATCGTTCACTATTGTTCGCACATGGCTATTCTTCGTCACAAAACTATCGACGAAAGAATGGAAGATGGAGACGCATTTGGCACTCACAAGTTAATCTTTATTAAGAATCGTTTCTTAGGTTCTGACATTGCAGGGGCAGTTGAACCTGTTCGTATGCCAGATGGAAACCTTCGCCGTAATTTCATTAATCTTCGTTTCAATAACTTTGACGTTACCGAGCACGGCGATCTGCGCGATATTGTTCGCTCAATGGATACAGGAATAACCAGACCAGAAGCTACAAATGAACCGGACGATGTCCCAGACTTCAATAGTTGACCCAACGCAGCTTAAAAGCTCGCTTGAGTCTCTAGGTTATAATCTTAGAGACTTTGGTAGTTATTGGCGTGCCGCTGCTGTTTATCGTGGAGGAGATAACTCTACCGCTTTAAAGATCTACAAGAACAGCGGAGTGTGGACTGACTTTGCTGATGGAGATAAAAGCTATCCAATCAAAAGGCTCATTTCTCTTACGCTAAACACAAAAGATGATTCAGTGATAGATAAGTATGTAAAATTTGATCTTCAAAATATCATATCTAACGAAGTTAAAGAGAAAATCGAAATGGAAAAAATCTATCCAGAATCAATGCTAGAGAATCTTCTTCCTCATTTGGACTTCTATTCCAAGAAGATGATTTCTCCAGATACCCTTAACTTTTATAAATGCGGTTACGCAACCGCTGGTCAGCTTTTCAGAAGAATCGTTTTCCCAATTTACAACTCTCAAGGAGAGATTCATGGGTTTTCTGCTAGAGCTACCATTTGGAATAAAGACTCCACGTTCCCAAAATGGAAGCATTTAGGCAAAAAGACAAATTGGGTTTACCCGCTTCACGTTAAGCGTGGTGGCGTAGAAATCGTTAGAGAGAAAATCGCAGAAACCGGAACTGTTATTATCGTTGAGAGCATTGGAGACAGTATGGCTCTCTTTGAAAACGGCTACGCAAATAATCTAGTAACCTTTGGGCTAGGAATCTCATCTAAACTTTGCTCAACACTTGTGGAACTTAATCCAGATAAAATCATTATCGCCTACAATAATGACGCAACCAGCGAGTTGAATCACGGATTAGTTTCGTCTTGCAAGTCTTACTTACAGCTTTGTTCTGTTTTTGACCACACGAAACTTCAAATCAAACTTCCTCTTGCTAATGATTTTAGCGATATGAATCTATTGACATTTGAAGGCCAAGACAATTTATTTACTCTTTGGGAAAATAAAACCGTGAAAAGAGAAGCTCAAATCAAAAAGATTTACGAAATCGCAGTTCAAAATAATTTCCCACAGAATTTAATCAAAAAAGCGGAAGAACTAAATGAGTCCATCAGTTAAACCTCTCACAGCTTTATCCGCAAGCCGAATAAAGACCTTAGATAAATGTAGCTGGTCTTACTGGTGCAACTATGTCTTGAAGCTCCCAGACTCGTCTAATGACGGCGCAAATCGTGGCGACGTTGTTCACTTGATTCTCGAAATGCTTTCTAATCCGAAAAGAAAGAAGTACGTCAAGAAAATAATTAAAGAAGGAGATCCATTTGTCGTTCCTTCGATTAAATCTCTTACGCTAAAGCGCGCCCGCAAAAATCGAGTGTCTGACCCTGATAACCTCAAGCTGATTAGAGAAATGACTCTTGTTGGCTTGAAGTACGATTTCTTTGGCGACAAGAAACAAAAACCAGTCGAAGACTTCAATGAAAGGTCGTTCGATCTTGTGGTGGATAAAAATAATAAAAAATACCGCATCAAAGGTTTTATTGATCGTCAGTTCGTTTATTCAGATAACTCATCTACCGTAAGAGATTACAAAACTAGCAAAGCTGTTTTTGCTGGCAAAGACGCCGAGGATAACTTGCAGCATCTGATGTACACGCTTGCTTCAAAACAACTTAATCCAGATCATAAAGTCAACATGGAGTTTTTGTTCTTGAAGTTTGACGTTTCTCATGGCGGAGAGGGTCTTTTGACGATGCCAGCTTTGTCAGATCAAGAGCTTTCTGATTTTGAAGATCATCTTTGCGAAATCCAAAAAGTAATTGATAATTTTTCAGAGGCAGACGCACACTCAAACTTTGCTGCTGACAAACCAATTCCGTCTGATGGCTCGTTTAGCGGCAAGCTTTCCTGCGGCTTTGCCAAATTCAAAGGTCATTTGAAGAAGGACGGCAATCCGATGTGGCATTGTCCATATAAGTTCGCTTACAATTATTACGCCGTTAGAGATAAGGATAACAACATTCTCAAAACATTTTCCGAAGAGGACAAGGACGAAGCTTTCAAGGTGGCAAAAGAAACCGACAAGGTTACAAAAGAGCATTATGCTGGATGTCCAAGGCACAATAAGTCTTGACATCTGTAAAAATCTGTGAATGATGGCGAGATGATCCCGCTATTCAAGTCTCACTTTTCCGTTGGAAAAAGCATTTTAACTCTGGCCGAACCAGAGAAGCAAAAGGAGGATGGACCAGACAGCATTATTTCTATCGCCTTAGAAAATGGTTTGAAAGAAGTTTTCTTAGTCGAAGATTCTTTTACCGGATTTCTCTCAGCTTTTAAAGCTTGCAAAGCTAACAAGCTTTCGCTCAAGTTTGGAATTAGAATAACCGTCTCCAACAGTTATGATCCGCTTGACAACTCAAAACACAAAGTCGTTCTTTTCGCTTTGAACGACGAAGGTTTTAAGCAAGTAAACAGAATCTATACTTTTACCAACGCCGTAAAAGATGGCTTCATCTCAAGCGAAGATTTAAGCAGCCTAATTACAAAAGATGTTCATCTGGTTATCCCTTTTTACGACTCATATATCTGGAATAACAACTATACTTTTTCGCATTGTATTCCTGACTTTATTGATAAACATGATCATACATATTTCGTAGAGAACAATAAACTTCCTTTCGATAAGCATATTGCCGATTTTGTTTCATGTTACGCAAAAAAAGGCAACATCATTGAAACCAAATCAATTTACTACAAGAACAGAAGTGATTATGATGCTTGGGTAACTTACAAGATAGCTTGTAATCGCCGTATGGGTAAGTTCCAAACCTTGTCGGCTCCAGAACTTAACGGCTGTGCCAGCAGAGAATTCTGCTTTCAATCTTGGAAAGAATCAAAATGAAAACACTTTTAAGAAACAATAAGCACCAAAAGATAGCCGTGTTCGATACCGAGACGGAGGGTTTATCTTTGTCATCGTCTCGTCCTTGGCAACTCTCTTGGATTATTTGCCAAGGAGAAGACATTATCGAAGAACACGATGAATTCATTTTATTTGAAGATTTGAATATGTCAGAAGGCGCGGCTAAGATTACAAACTTCAATAAACAAACCTACTTGAGCAAGGCCAAGCCTCCTATGGAAGTCTGGCAAAAGTTCGCCAAGACTCTTTACGATAAGGACGTTCTTCTTGTCGGACAGAACATTCTCAACTACGACATTTACATTTTAAATGTTTTAATGAACGGTTTGGGTATGCAAAATGACTGGAGCTTTTTAAATAGAATGATTGACACAAGAGCTTTAGCCATGTCTATTTTCAAACAAGTCAAATACAACAGCGAAGAAGATTTTCTTTGCTGGCAAATGAAACTTATGAATCACTTTGAAAAAGGCATCAAAACAAGCCAAGGCTTTCTGCTAAAACACTATGGCATTGAGCATGACCCAGCAATGCTGCATAACGCCTTGTACGATATTAAAATGAATTATAAAATCTTTCGTCGCCAAATCTCGGAGGTTGAAATCTAATGTTAGACAAATTCACAGACTATAAAAACCCCATTCCACCGGGTGTTCGCCTTCCTGAAATCAAGATTGATGATCGCCATTACGAAAGACTCAACATTCAGAAGGGTTGCTCAAACCTCGACTTTCTTCGCCAGCTATGCCTTAACGCAGTTAAGAGCAAAGGCATTGATAAGAAAGCTAACAAGCAGGAGTATTATGACAGGGCAAAAATGGAGTTAGCTGTTTTTGAAGAGCTAGGTTTCGTTGATTACATTCTTCTTAATTGGGACATCATGAACTTTGCTCATGAGAACGACATTCCAACTGGTTATGGTCGTGGCTCCGCCGCTGGTTCTTTAATTTTGTTTTTGGTCAGCGTCACTAACGTTGACCCAATCGAACACGGTCTTTTCTTTGAGCGTTTCGTTTCTAAGAGCCGCGCTAAGAAAACAATCGTTGATGGCGTGACTTATCTCGATGGTTCTCTGATGCCCGATGTTGATAATGACATTGAGTTCTCTAAACGCCAAGCAGTTATTGATTATATCAAAACCAAATACGCAGGTAAGACTTGTAAGATTCTTACCATGAACACTCTTACTGGCAAACTCTGCGTCAAAGAGTGCGGTAAGATTGTTGGCGAAATGAGCGAAGATGCCGTTAACGCTGTTAGCGACGTTATTCCAAAGCAATTCGGTAAAGTATTCGCCCTAAAGGATGCCTACAAAGAAAGCGAACAGTTTAAAGCTTTCTGCGACTCTCATCCAAAGGTATTTAAAATTGCTAAAAAATTGGAAGGCTTAAACAAGAATTGCGGCGTTCATCCATCAGGTATTTCTATCTCCTACTTTAACAACGAGGATATTATGCCTCTGCAAAAGACAGGTGAAGGCGAGCTGGTTAGTGCTTACGAAATGAATAACATTTCCGAGATTACTGTTAAGTTCGATATTCTTGGCTTGAGAACCTTGTCTGTTGTTTATGAAACCTGCAAGAGACTAGGCTTAGACTTCAAGACTCTTGATTATAACTCGTCATCTACCTATAAATACTTCCAAGACCTATCTAACCCAAAAGGACTATTCCAAATTGAGGCTAATACGAACTTTCATGTATGCAGGAAGGTCAAGCCTCGTAATCTCTTTGAATTGGCCTGTGTGTTGGCTCTAGCGCGGCCAGGTGCGCTGGATTTCATGAACCAGTACGCGACATACGTTGAAACTGGTCAATTCCAGTCTATTCACCCATTCTTCGATGATATTTTGGGGGTAACTGGCGGGATTCCAATCTTCCAAGAGCAGTTGATGAAGATGGTGGTCAAAGTAGGCTTTACTTTAGATGAAGCTGAAACTGTTCGCCGTATCATTGGTAAAAAGAAGGTTAGTGAAATGCCAGCTTGGAAAGAAAAGATTTCTAACAAGATTAAAGAGAATAACTTAGATCCTGCTATTTCCGATGTTCTCTGGAAGGTGGCGGAAGATAGCGCGAACTATTCTTTCAACGCTTCTCACGCTGTATCTTACGCAACATTAAGCGCGGTAACAACTTATCTTAAGTTTAACTATCCTCAAGAATTCTTTTTGGCGCTGCTTAAATCCTCTAAGCATGAGCCTAATCCGCACGAAGAAATCGAAACTATATCTCAAGAGTTAGCGTTCTTCGACATTAGACTTCTTTCCCCTGATTTAGTTAAATCAAAATCAGACTTTGACATTGAAGATAAGAACATTCGATTTGGACTCAATGCAATCAAAGGCGTTTCCGATAAAGTCTTGGAGAATCTTTTGGCTTTTAGACAAAAAGAGTTTTCGGATAAGATCGACTGCTTTGACGCAGCTAAAGAAGCTGGTCTTAATATCGGCGTTCTTTCTTCTTTGATTCAGGCTGGTACGCTCTCTAGCTTTAGCGAAAAGCGTTGCCGATTAGCTCTTGAGGCTCAGTCCTACAACATTCTCACTGAAAGAGAAAAGAGAAACATCAAACTCGTAGCATCGAAATATAACTTTGATGTTCTGAAAGCAATCGCTGACTTGGTTAAGAACAAGTTGGCTGGAGACGACGCAAAACCATTCATGAGCGAAAAGCGTTTCACGACATTCAGAGCTAAATACGACTCGTACAAAAAAATCTACGAGATGAACAAGACTCATGAAAAATTTGCCAACTGGTTTTTCGAGAAAAAACTACTCGGTTACAGCTACACTCATAAGCTGAGAGACGTTTTTTCGGAAGAAGACGAGCAAAGACTATTGACAACTTACGAAATATCGCAGTTAGATCCTCGTCAGCCAGTCAAGATCGTTGGCGTAGTTAAAGAAGCCAAGAAAAAAACCAGCAAAAATGGAAACAAATATTTATTCATTCAAATCTCCGACGAATACGGACAAATGTCTTGCCGCCTCATGGACGGCAGAGAAGATAAACTTACTCGTTACTACGAAGGCGGCGGTAAAACACCCGAAGAAGACGACATTGTCGTTCTCTACGGCAACAAATCCGACGATTCTATCTTCTTGGACTCGTTAAGCATCCTTAACGAAAAAATATATACTAAATTATCTGACTTACAATCTTAAAAGTGTAAAATGAATAAAGTGGAAGACGTTAACTTCACTCCAAAAGTAAAAAGACTCTTAGACATTGCTAAACAAAAGTGTCTAAGCCATAATTACGTCGAGATCGACGAGTCCTTTATGCTTTATGCCTTGCTATTGTCACAATCAATGATTGTTGATAACGCATTTGAGCAGATCAAAGTTCTTCCATCAGAACTAGTTAACCGACTTGAGAAAGAGCTTCCAGAAAAGAAGCGCAAGAAAGCGTCTGTCGATTATACCGATGCCGTTATTAAGATAATCAAAGAGTCTTACAAGATTTCTCGCTACTACAATCAAAACTATACTGGCGTAGAGCATCTTTTTCTCTCGATGCTTAGACACTCGTCTTATGCAAAGAAATTTTTTAAATCTCAAGGCGTAGATATTATCTTTTTGTCTAGCGAAATTGAATCTGGATGCAAAACTGTATCTAATCCAACTAAAAAACTATCCTCGACGCAATCATCTTCTTCATCACCGTCGCTTTTAAAAGATTTTTGCATAAATTTTACAGAGAAAGCGGAAAATGGTGAGTTTGATAACGCTTGTTTTAGAGACGCCGAGGTTGCACAAGTGTCGGAAGTGCTTTGCCGCAAGCAAAAGCGTAATCCAATTCTTGTTGGCGAAGCTGGCGTTGGCAAGAGCACGATCATTGGGCTTTTAGCAAAGAAGATTATGACTGGTGAGTCCACCGAGTTCTTGTTAGGCAAGACGATCATGCAGTTGGATATGACCGCAATGGTGGCTGGGACAAATCTTAGAGGTCAATTTGAGGAACGTCTTCACAAAGTCCTCAAAGAAGTCAAAGAGAGCAAATCAATCATCTTGTTTATTGATGAGATTCACACAATCATTGGTTTAGGTAATGACGAAGGCTCGTTAGACACCGCCAATATCTTAAAGCCGTATCTGGCTACCGATGAAATTAGCTGCATTGGCGCGACCACTCAAAAAGAATACGAACAATATTTCCAAAAAGACTCTGCAATGAATCGCAGGTTTGAGCCAGTGTTCGTTAAAGAGCCAAGCAAAGAAGATACTTTAAAGATTCTCAAAAGCATCAAGCCTTACTACGAAGAATTTCACAAGATCAGATTTCCAGACGAAACACTCAGCGACATAATTGAATTGTGCGCTAAGTATATACCAAATAGAAGATTTCCAGATAAGGCTATTGATATTCTCGATCAAGTTGGAGCTAAAGTTAAAATCAAAACTTACGCTAGAAGCGAAGAAATCAAAAAAATCGAAAGCATGATTGCTGATTTAGAGCAGTCCGACGATTTATTTGAATCCGAAGAATCTAAAAGCATCCAGATGGATTCTATCATCAAGGACTATAAAACAAAATTTGAATCTTGGATGAAGCTGCAAGAAAATAAAAAAGTAACAGCTACACGCAAAGACGTTTATCAAGTTCTCTGCGAAAAAGTTGGGTCTATAATCGACACTAACGCTCAAGATTCTAATTTCAGAAACATCCATAACGAATTAAAGAAGCACGTTTTTGGTCAAGATGCTGCACTAAAGAAAATCTCTGACTGTATCTTGCGTTCTTCTTTTGGCTTGTCTTCTACTAGCAAGCCATTAGGTAGCTTTATGTTTGTTGGCCCGACTGGTTCTGGCAAAACTCATTTAGCTAAGGTGCTTTCTAAGCAAGCGTTTGGCGGCGAAGATAGCCTTGTCAGAATTGATATGTCGGAGTTTATGGAGCCTCATTCAGTATCTAAACTGATTGGCTCGCCTCCGGGTTATGTTGGGCACGGCAAATCTAATATCTTCTCTAACCAATTAGAGAAACGCCCATCAACAATCTTCTTGTTTGACGAAATCGAAAAGGCACATCCTGATGTTATCAATATCCTTTTGCAAGTAATGGATAATGGAGAACTTAGCGATTCAAACGGCAGAAAACTTAACTTTAAGAACTGTATCTTGATTATGACTGGCAATGTTGGTTTCCAGTTTGGCGACAATAAACAAATTGGTTTCTGCGCCCCAGCGGAAGAAGTAATTTCAAAAGAAAGCGTTCAAGAGAAATTAAAAAGATTTTTTAGACCAGAGTTCTTGGCTCGTTTGAATGACGTAATCATTTTCGATCATCTTAAAGAAGAGTCGTTGATTAAAATCGCGGAGACTGAACTCGAGTCAATCAAAGCCTCTCTCAAGGCTAACGATACATCTGTTTCTTTTTCCAAAGATGTAGTTAACTTCATTATCTCCAAGACCAAGGATTCTAAGAATGGAGCCAGAGGAGTTATCTTCTTCATCGAAAATGAACTTAAGACAAAGATAGTTGACAGTTTGGCGTGTAGCTCGTATAATCAAATCAAGGTAAAGATTAAAGATAACGAGATACAAGTTAATGGAACAAAAGAGAAACTTCTTACAGCACACAGTTCAAGACAACACTCTGTTGCCAATTGAACTAGAAATGCTTGCTTCTATAAAGAAGCAGATTTCTTCTGATTTGGGTTTTGATGTAATTAACTGCCAGAAATATTCGACGAATGTTCTGTACGATCTTTACGTTGTAGCCGCAAATAATAAACCTTACTTTTTAAAAGTAAGCGTCTCCCCGTTCATTCCTAATTTTTGGGATAAGCTATGTGAGAAAGATTTCCCGTTTCATCCTAAAATAGTTTCGTCTAGCCTTGGCGAAGATTTCAATTATATCTGTTACGAAATGCCTTCTGGTATATTCTTATCAGACGTATCGAAGTATCCTTTAAACTCTAAATTTAGATTTGAAGACGCCTTTTCAAACGCATTGAAAAGTATGCACGCAGTTTCTTGTGGAGACAAAGACCAAACAACAGAAGCGATGACTTCTTTTTTGCCTAGAGAGTCGCTAATGATTCACCATACTTTTCCAGTAGCTCAAGTATTTGGCGCGACAAAACTAGCCTTCAAGTCTCTTTATGTTGAATCACCTGATGACTGCTGCTTATGCCATTTTGATTTAGACGGGTCGAACATTATCTTATCAAATAAAGAATTTAAATTCTTAAATTTTGAATACGCTTGTCACGCTAATAAGTATTTAGATCTTTGGTTAACTAAGGAACTTTTGAACTGTTCCGATAGCGTCTTCAACAACTTCCTTTCGTATTACAAGGTAGATAGTGATAAGCTAATAGCAACAAAAGAAGCGTCTGAATTATTTATTTTTTCTTATTTAAATTCAAAAATCATTTCCGAATACATGACTTTTGGAGTCACAAATCACGTTAAGTTAAGAGGTTACATCAACAAGTCTGAGCAGTATTTTAACAAAATAAAAAACAAACTTTTTCTTGATGAAACACTTGACAAAACTATTCAAGGCTTCTATCTTCTCTGGCGTAGTTAAAACTTATGAAAACCACAAATACCAATCGCGTTATCAACGCCATCACAAATACAGCGGGCCGTTTCTTCGGCCTTGAGACAAAGAATGAAATTATCAATGCTCGCTTCGTTAGCGAAACTCCACAAATGATCATCGTGCATGACCGCAATACCGATGAAGTTCGTAAGTTCGCCAAGACCAGCGTCGTTGCCGTTTCCTTCCAAGGTCGCACGATCAAGCGTTAATCACCGATTAAACTAAACCCCTTCAAGCCTACGCCTCAAAACGTAGGCTTTTTTGTGTAAATATAGATATGCCAATTCCAACACCACAAAAAGATCAATCTCACGACGACTTCGTTTCTTCCTGCATGGGTTCGCCCACGATGAATAAAGAATACAAGAATCAAAAACAAAGATACGCTATTTGCGAAAGCCAATGGTCACGCAAAAAGAAGAAAGCAGAAGGTTCTATGGACGAGCCTAAATGGGATGAAGAAGACGTATCTAAAGTTATTATTAGTTAAGTTAAATATATTAGTTTAAAAAGAGTTTTGGCGCATTATTATCTTGAAACATAGATGATATATGCGCCTTAATTTTTATAAACCCAACAAGTCCTGCACAGGAACAGCCGCTTCTTTTAACGTTAGTGCAGAAGAAAAGGGGCTTACTCTTTATACTAGCTTCGTAAAGCAAGCTGGCTGGGATGAAGCCTCCAGAAAAGGTTCGTTTACGCAAAACGCCAAGAACCCCGAAAAGACAGCAGCTTTAAAGCTGAATCAAACAGAAGCGGCTTCCATCATTCGCGCTGTTCGTAAAGAAACTAAATTCAGCACAGTCCATGTTTATCAAGGCTCAACAACCTCGATTATGTTTGGGCCTTACGAAAAGAAAAGCGGCGGCTCCGCTTTCTCTTTCAGCATCAAACGTGGCGAGCAGCAGTTTTCTATTGGTCTTGAACTGGGAGAAGCCGAACTTCTCGCGCAGTTTCTTGAAAGCTATCTCGCTGAATCTTTCCGCTTTGAGGTCAAATGAAAAAAACAGTAGTATTCCATAGCAACAGCAGTCGCATTTTTACTGGTTTCGGCAAGAACATGAAGAATGTTCTTCGTTACCTATACAAGACTGGCAAATATAACCTCGTTGAATTTGCGAATACTAAATATAAAGACGCCGACGAACTAAAGACTCTTCCTTGGAAGGGCGTTGGCACTATGCCTGAACCAGCAGTAGTTCAATCTATCGCTTCTGACCAAGGAAAATTGCGCTCTGTTAGTTACGGATTGCATGAAATAGATACTTTAATGAAAGAAGTCAAACCAGACTTCTATATTGGTATCGAAGATATTTGGGCTTTAACCCCACTTACAGAAAAGAAGTGGTGGAACAAGAACTGTATGGTATGGACGACTCTCGATTCTCTTCCTCTTTACCAAGATGCGATCAAAATTATTCCCAAAGTTAATCATTACTACGCTTGGGCATCGTTCGCTGGCAAAGAAGCTGAACGTCTTGGGCATCCAAAAGGATCAATCAAAACACTTAGAGGTTCAACAGAAACATCTTCGTTCTTTCGTTTAAAAGAAGAAGATAGAGTAGCTCTCAGAAAAGAGTTTGGGCTATCTGATGAATTTATCATTGGTTTCGTATTCAGAAATCAACTTCGCAAGAGCGTTCCAAATCTGATTCAAGGTTTTAAAAAGTTTAAGCAAGATAATCCAAAGTCT